TTTTTTTTTTTTTTAAAATACATATTCAAACTCACACACTGAATTGAAAACAATTCAAATGCAAAGTTACTGTAGTTCCCGAGTATCCATTTGACCTCATCGACAGAACCTTCAACAGCAAATATGCATGATATTAAACACTCAATAAAACAAGTAAAACAAACAAACAACATTTAAAGCAGTAAGATAGTTTCACTGTGGTGTGAAAACCGTGCTCGAGTTAACTAGGAGAAGCACATCCCGGGTGTCATTCTTTATCGTGATATACACCATCACACTAGATTTAACCTCTTTTCTGAGGATAGCACTGTGAAACCACTGGACGAACCTAGGGAAGAAGTGGTGTGCTATAACTTCATTTGTGCCCCTAACACAAACAGCTTGTCGCAAGCTACGGAACTTTGTCGTCGCTCAAACGGGTTGTTCTTTAAAACTCAACCAAGTTTCTTCCACTATAGGGTGGGACCTGTGCTCGTGTTAACTAGGCGCAGCACAACCCGGGTGTCACTTTTTATCGTGATATACACCATCACACTAGTTTTAACCTCTATTCTGAGGGCCCGCTCTGAACCACTGGCATTGCCGGGGAAGGCGTGGTACGGCGCATCTTCACTCACGCCCCTAACGTGAGCAGCTTGACGCAAGCTACGGAAAATTATCGAATTTCAAACGGACTGATTATAGGACTCAGTCAAACCCACTACATATGTGTAGTTTCAGCCTCCCAATAAGGGGGAAGCTACCTCATCTTTCATCACGGCAAAAGATGCAAACCGAACTCAACCCTTGAGTTAAAGGACTATCATGGGATAGCACCTGCACTATGTTAACCAGGGAGTGCTCCCCGTACTTTGTAAACCTAAGTAAAGGTACTTTCTAACCAAGCAGGGTACACGATCCATATTTAAAGAGAGGCGTGCAAATCTCTTTAACCAATGTAGATTCATTGGTACTCCAAATGGAGCCGGACTCCCAACTAGTTAAAGTCAGTACTCTCCGTTAAAATTAACTATCCTTACAGTTAACATTATTCACAGTACACATGTTAACTGCACATGATGAGTCACATGCCGGACTCACGGCTCCTATATCACGTACAGGATAGTTAATTTTCAAAACTCCTTAGTTCTGAAAAATCAGGAGTATAAAGGTAGGTATGCGTTTGCATATCACCCAAATGCTTCTCATGATTTGCTGAAGGAGCTTGAGCCAGTTGCAATTTGAAATCAGGTCCTGGCTTGACCAAGATTTCCAGAGAGCTTATCACATCTTTGGCTGGTAAATTTATTATGAGATTTCCTAGTCGATCTTGCAGAGTCATTATTCTTGAAGCATTTGGATCTATTGCTCTGGCTTTGGTATGGCGTCTAGGAAAAAACTCATCATCATGCACCACAAAAGAAAAGATGTTGTCGCTCATACCATAAGTGAAAGCCCATTTTGCTCCTCCACCAGCAGAGACAACATAGGTGCCCTTTGAGATTCCAAGAGGAAAAGGGTACCCTGATGAATCTAAGGTGATGTTCAGCACTCCTCCTATGTTATTGGAAGTCTGCACTCTATGTACAATAATGGTGTATTCAAGACTTCCAGACCAATAACAGAAGGAAGAGCACCAATCAATGAATGGGCATGTGATGGCCTCCTGTACCAGTGCCCCCTGAGGGAATCTTACGGACCAGGGTGCGCATGGTAAAACCAACAGTCGCTCTTCGTCCTTCCAATTCATCACAAAATATTGTACAGCCCCATATGAAAACTTGTCTCTGAGCGGCACTTGTACCTGTGGCTGCTTCTTTCCTTTCTCATCAAATGTCTCAACGTTTTCCTTGCGTAATTTCTCAATTTCTTTGCGCTGAGACAAGTCCATCTCAGAGAATAGGAAGTCCACAGCATTCTTTCCTTTAGTCCAGTGTCCGTAAATGGGTTTAACAGACACAGTGCCCCCAAGGACCAAATCTTCTATGCATTTAAGCTGCACTGTTACCCCGACCGTATCTAGATGTATTGAAGTTGATACCAGGGGTTTCAAGACTGTAGCAAACAACCTCATGTGAGACATATGCTTGGGCCGCGGTAGAGAACTCTTCCGACCAGTGGTCAAAAGATTTTTCCCATTCCAATTGGTTATCGTACACCTGAAATAGAACTTTCGTCCCATCTCAAGGTTACAAATAACATGCGGCATATTTAAAATGTCATGAGGGGTGGACATGCTTGTGTTCAGTGTACCCAGTCCAATGGCCAAACTACCAGAATGGAACTGAGTCTTCTCAATACAAATCTCAAACACGCAAGTGCCAGTCCACCATTTGCAATTGCGTGCTATGTTTCCAAGCAAGGATGGTTGCAGCGTACCGTCACTTTCATATATGCCTGACGGAGAGAAGATGCTAACTAAGGTAGTACCCATGCTAGCAGCCACTCCCCAATTGTAGTGTAACAGTACCTGATTTGTTGGAAATCGTGGAAAGTGTGTCTGGTCTGGTTTCATACCAAATTGTGCCTGTGCTCGCAAACGAGGAGGCTGCATGATGTTGGTCGACAACACTTTACACTGCAGATGGATGTGACAAGGTATGCTCTCCAATTCAGTAGCACTAGCCAAGGGGTGCGTCACAAACACCCGTATGCTACCCAGATCATAAGCCCCCGAGGCTGGATCAAGTGGAACGAATTTGCCGATACCCGTAGGTGTAAAACAAAATTCCCCACTACTCTGTTCAGATGCTGAAACCAGCCTATGTTTGCTGGCATACAGAGAGGCAATGTTGATGAACTCCTTCTTTCTGTTGAGCACATTGCACTCATCCCAAACCAGGGCCAGCTGACCCGAAATTGCACCCATGCCGGAAATATACAAGATGACCTTGTACATAATTAATGCGGCATCATAATACCTTAGCATTTGCGATCCCATTGACATCTCCTTGGATTTACCAAAGAGAGCCGCAGGGAGCGCCAGTGATAGCACCTCAGCAGCAACAGAACTGCTTTTCTTCCATGCAAACTCAAAAACTCCAACATTGAAGAAGGAGTTACTGGCCACGCAGGCTGGTTGTTGTAATTCCAGCTCTGTCGCACCTTCATTATTCATTTCTTGCCCAAATTCAAACATAACTTCATTGGGCCTTACAGCTTCATTGGCAGCTTCAGCTTGAATAGCAATTTTCATGCTATCCACACTGCCACTCTCCATGGCAACCTTTGTGGCGAATGAGGTGGATGGTATTTCTTCCACACTAGTTTGGGCCACCTTGTTTTTCACCTGAGCCCTGGCCGCCTCCTTGTAAAATCTTTGGCGCGCCTGCTCCTTTGCCACACGCTCTAGCTCACTGCGAACTTTGAGCGTTAAGCCATCATAACAATCAAAGGGAGGATATGGGTTGGTGTTATCACCAAACATGAAATATGCATCGTCCCTTTGATAAATTAGCTCTTCCACTCTCTGTGCCAAGGTAAGATTGTACCAGTTTTCAGTTCTGGCCAGAGAGCCGGCATTCACAATGCCGTACCTTTCCAGTATCACCAAGTAGTTGTGCTCGGTGATATTCTCCAAGTGGATATTGTGCTTGTCCCGGTTGATTATATGTTTTGGGACCAAGCAAACACCCTTGTTTGCAAATGCTATCATTGCTGCAGCAACTTGCTGTCTCACCGACAGCTCATCCCAGTTTTCGGGCAGCTCAACATCTACAAAGGACTCAATACCAAGATTATCCCACACATGGGAATAGTTCAGACCTTGAGCCTTTTTAACGGGGAACAAAACCCCATCATCACCCTCCTCTTCGTACCTACTTTCCTCCTGTATTACAGTTTCATCACGCGTTGTGCCAAGGAGGTGTGCAGTTGAGGTAGATGGTATTTCCATTGAGGAAAACCGCTTACTCTGCACCTTGAGCATGGGCACCCGGAGCGAGGAGGACCGGATCATTCTTGCTTCGCTTGGCACATTCATCTTTGTGTCGCCAAGCTGTGCTCCCACAAACGGAAGCACTGAATCAGTTGCTGAGGAGGTAGCATTAGAATATACTGATGATATGTACTGTGCTGCCTCCTGTCTATCCTGGAAAAATTGAGGTCGGTGAAGAGCCTCAATAGCCCAAGACATTGTTTCCTGCTTTGAGTAAATGGCACTACGGATATCAATCTTTTGTTTCCAAATGGCCACTACTGAGCAAGGAATTTGAGCCCGAGTGCCAAGGCACTCCATTGTGTAGTAGAACATGGGGCCTCTTTTAACAAAAGGTAGTGTAATGGTCGGACTCATTAACACTGCCTGTGCCCCCCCGGAAAAATACAAAACCTTCTCCTGCAGAACAGGATTGGTTGGATCATTACTGGAACATAAACTAATTTTTACACTACCTTCCCCACCATGTACATGAGGAACCATGAAAAACATAACTCCATACAAATGGAAGAATAGATTTCCATGATCCCTCGAGGAAGTGAAAGTTTTCTTAAATGAAGACCACAATGAGGTTATATTATGTACATCCTCAGGGTCAAACAGTTCCATGGCTTTCTTCTCTTGGGCGCCATAGAGAATCCCATATGAACCCATGCCCAGTTTGCGAAGCAGGTTTTTGTTGCCTGCTTCAACTGCAGCTGTAATCTGAGCAATTAATTGCTCAGATACAGCTGCACTTTTATCACTTGGGCCCTTCCTCTGTCCAGCCACTGAAGACATCATCATTACTTAGTTGGTTGGACAATTGCAATCTTAATTTGGATATTTCGGATAGAGCTTCAAGTAACTCTTTCTCTTTGAGAGCTAAGCGAGTTTTGGCCTCGTCAAGCTCCTCTTGTAATTGTGTAAGCGTTACTTGTGGTTGTTTTCCTGCAGCACCAGCAGCGGAGGAAGAAGATGCTTGCTGGGATACAGAAATCCTCTGAGCTTCTAGAAGTTTTCTGGTGGTTTCCAAACGAATTGATCTATGAACTAGTAAGCCAGATAGCTTAACGCCAGTAATTGGCCAAGTTCCACTTCGCAGTAAATAATGACCAGGAACCAGTTGAGGGCTATTGTTTTGCCACGAAACAGATAGAACAGAAATTGCTCCACCTGTCTTGGGACAAATCTTGAAGTCTAGAGTTGGATCACTGTTTATTATGCCAGAGCCTGTATCAACCGAACACACCCACTGAGAGTCTGCAACTTGCTTGTGAAATGCCTCCTCTTCAAGAGATGTATTCAAACGAGAAATAAATGACATAGAGATGTAACCAAAATAAATAACAAAAGATACACTGTCCTTGGAAACGGCGTAGGTTCCTTCAGTTGACGGTGCACTCAAAATGGTAACAGCAAAGATAATTGATACAATATCTTAGGAACGACGTAGGTTCCGTGATGGCTTGGATCACATAAATATTGTATAAAATTATTCTTTTAAA